TACGAATACTTTGACATCAGCTTGCGCTGTGTAGTCAAAGGGAACGGAGAAGGTAGTGGTACTACCGTCTGCCGTATATTCAATGTAACTAAGTGCCATAGTTATCCTCAGAAATCGTCGTTTGCATATCTAGGCAAAGGCTCAACGGTTAGATCTAAGATCTGCTTGATGACCAGTGCGTTCTGAAAAGGAAGTAGTTGGTTGACATTGCGCTGCTCTTGTTGAGACCACTCAAAGGATTCGTTGAGAATCGCTCGGGTAGCTCCACGGCCTGTAGAGAGAACTTTGTTGCCTAAGTCCACAGCAGGGATGCCGTTGACAAAATCAGAGGCAAGGCCAGTAGTCCGTCCGTAAGCAAAGATTGGTTGGTCGTCGTAGAACGAGTACATAGTGTCTACTGCGCTTGGGAAGAAACTGACCCAACCGGACCGCTGGAATGCAGCTTTGCCAATCTCTGTAGCGTTCAGACGATCATCAAAGAACTTCTTACGTTCTGCTGAGTCGGTAATGAGTGCACCGTTGACTGCTTGCTGTGTGGTGTAACCCAGACCAGCAAAGAAGGTCATGTACATCATAGACAAGTAAGCGTTCATGTCGTTTGCTTTGATGTTGTACATAAACTGCTTAGTCCATGAGACCAGCATGAAGGTACGGAACTGACTTACCATCCGACCAGTCGCACTCGTCATCCACATTGACAGGTTGCCTACATCGTTCTGTTGAATCGCTCGACGACTCCAACGTAGAGCACCAAACACTAATGCTTCTGCAGCTTCTGGATCATCCCAACCATCCAGGTTCAGAGCACGTAACTTACGACCCCTGAACATAGTTGAGTCTTCAAGAGTTGCGTTCTGTTTGATCTGAGCCTTGATACGCGTAAACATTGCGTCATCAATACCAAGGGAAGCCAGACGCTCTGCTGAAATAGTAGAGAAGTCTTCAGCCGCGTCCGCAAACTTTTGCAGGACAATACGTGCTGTCTGTCTTTGAAGGCCCAGAGTGATAGGAGCCAGACCGGACAGGTCAGCCGTGATTGTCTTGAGAGGTTGCAAGACGTTGAGACTCTTGTCCAAAGCCCTGTCTAGGAAGCCTGTGCCGCGACCAATACCTAAGTCATCCCCGTAGTCGTAACGCTGGGTCATTAGGTTAATCATACGGTCACCACCGTAGCCTGAACTTACTTCGATCTCGTTGATAAGTTCGTCTTCGATGTCGCCATTCTTGGCACGTGTTAAGACTTTCTTAAACTCTGGGAGCTGACGCACAAAACCACGAATACCGTCTGCACCAATCGCGTTACCAAGTTCTGAGAACTGGGCAAAGCCTACCTGGTTCATAAGGCGTAAGAAGTTCCAGTCATTTACCAGACGAGAAACTCGTGCGTACTTACTAGACGGTGCTGCAAACTGAGTAGGACTGCGTCCTTTAATCAGCGCGTACATTGTCTCTAAGCGTTCTACTGTAGATTGAGGATCTTTACCCAACTCAGCAAACTCAGCCCGAACCTGTTGAATGATTCTGTTAAAGTCGCTGTCAGATTTAATACCCTTTCGTGCCATTGCTGTAGCACCAGTCATCTGGTTTGCATACGACACAAATACCTCAGACGCGTCACGGTTCATCAAATCCTTGATACGGATAAGATCCTTGCCGTTCTTGTCTTTGAGTACATACTGCGTATCAATCGCAATTCGTGACTTAGCACGAGACTCACGCCCGTCAGGAGCTTCACGTAACCGGCTGATCAAATCATCAGCTTCAGTTTCGCTAAACAATTTCTCTTCGATCAGGATGTCACGTAGGTCATCTTTAGAAGACGCTGTGAACATTCGAGCCATACCAGCGTCCATACCCGCTTCCTTACGGCGTAGGGTTTTGTTCATGGACGTTGCGATACGTCGAGCAATAGCGTCATCCATTTCACCACCGCCTTTGCGGATTCCTGAAAGGATGGCGTTAGTTAACGCATCAATGACTACATCTGTACCTATTGTGTCGTTCAGCTCTGCGAACGCACGGGCTTGCCACAAGTGAGTGAAGTAAGACAAGTCTTCAGGAATCTGGTCAAAACCTAAGACACCTGCTTCCTGCGCTTCACGGAGTAACTGACGCTGTAGTTCAGCTTGTTTGTCAGCGACTTTGCGTACCTGTGGAGGTACATCGAGGGTTGGATCTTCAATAGCATCCGCTACAAGTTCGTTGAACTCTCTACGGTACGAGGGCATGTTCCGCTTGACCATCCCAATGCCCTGCTCTTTCGCATAGTCTTTGTATGCTTCGTTATGGACACGGTGGTAATTCACGAGGAACTTTTGGAAGTCTCTGGTCTTTATGATGTCAGCAGTGATTTCGTTGACTTCACCGGCTTTGTTGAAACCTACACCATCCTCACCAATCAGACTGGCTGCTCGGCGAGCTGTACCTGCTTCAGAGTTCTTGAGTAAGCCAACCATGTCAAAACGGAAGTCTCCATAGGTTGCCATAGGGGAGTCTGCCGCTTCTGCCATCACTTCATCTGCGTCTGTACGGAGAGGAGTGGTTTGGATAGAAGGTTGGAATGGATTCTCCATTGCCCCTACTGACTTACTTTGGAATCTTTCTTCTTCAATCTCATTAATACGACGATTGATTTCATCAAGTTCCCCTTGTGCAGCTTCAAGGACTTCGTCTTGGGAAGCATTAGGGTTTGCTTCCAGGTACTGCACAGCACGTTGTTGGACATTAAAGTTGTCCCGTGCCTCTTTGAGTTGGGTAATCTCGCTTTGCTTTGCAGGCTCTAGCTTGTTCACTGGAGGCTCTTCGACAAAGCGTGTCTCAGTGCGCGGAGTCATGAGTTCGTCTAAACGTGCTTTAAACTCTGGATCGAGCTTATCAAGCTGGCCTTGGTCTAACCGTGACAGGTTACGCTGTGCCTTGAGGCGAACATTGTCCTGCCGAAAGATCTCATCAACACGACGAATCTGTTGCTTCAGATCATTTACACGACCTTGTACTAACTCGTCTGCCTTACGCTTTGCCGTACGTTTCTTTTCACCAGACCTAATAAGATCTTCCAAGGTAACGCGGGTATCGGTTTCAACATCTACTTCATCAAGCTGACGCTGTAAGGTTTCTTTCTGTAGCTGTAGTTCGTCTAGGTCTTGGTTATCAAACCGACCACCGGCTACTGGTAAGAGTTCTTCCCGTAGCTTGATTGCGGCTTGGTCTTGCGACATAGACACTTCAAGTTGGCGAGGAACCATACGGCTAGCCTGTAGGGTTTCTACGGCCTGTGCTGTCTCAGCATCTTTAACAATCTTTTCTAATGCACGGTCATACTCAGTACGCCCAAACGCACCGCCTACCGCACTTGACAACAAACCTGCTGAACCAACACCGATGAGGACATCATAGGCATCTCGGGTATAAGCCTGTTCGTTAAGGAAGGTTTCTACAGGAGCCGCTGCGAGCGAGCCTCCTGCAAGTCCACGTATTGCACGCCCAAGTCGAGTTGCCTTAGCACCAAAAATAGCTGGAGCTAGGACACCTTCAGACGCTACGGACGCACCGATAGCAACTGGATCGACAACAGAAGCGGCTACACGTAGGCCAAACCCTGTGAAGCCGTAGCTCGACAGGATCTGTTCGTTTTCTAGTTCTTGTAAAACTTTTTCGCGGAGTTTGAATGCATGATCTAAAGAGACCGCATCCTCGGTAAAGTCCCAGTATTGCTCTGGAATCCCGTCAGTAACTTCTTTGAAGGTATCATCATCAAATAAGAAATTAGGGTCAGGCTCTTGGGTTCCGTCTTGATTAAGAATAAAGGATAAAGAGTTCTCAGCCTCGAATGCCGCCTCAGCAGCAAGCCCTAACCCAACTCGATTTTCTTCTGCCTCAGCAGCCGCACGTTGCGTGTCAATGAGTGGGGTAGGTTCAAAAGGCTTGAGAAGTTCAAACTCTCTAGGCATTTGAAACTCCTATGGGAATCTAAGGTCGAAAGGTGTAGTCCCTGCTTCATCCACCGCAATGTCTGAAGTGTTAGGACGCGCTCTTTCTTGATTACGTTCTGTGATTGCTTCGTTTGCAGACTCACGCGCTGAAGTGGCACGGTCTCTGCGATATAGTTCGAGAAGGTTCTGGAAGTCGAAACCTGCGGAGGACACTGGGAATGCACTGTCACGCAGTACAATCTTCCACTTGTCGGCTGTGCTTCCTACTGGAGCAATCGCAAGTTCGTCAGGATCGTATCCTTCAAGGGCGGGGTTATCGGCAAGCGCCCTCTCCACAGCGTAGCCTGCGATCCCTTCCATATCTTGAGGAAGACCATCAACCTTGGGGATAGCTATCCCACGGACTACTTGGTGTGAATCCCGAACAACTGAGACAGCTTGCTCTAGTGCAGCTTCTGCAGGGACGTTCAGTGCAATGTATGCCTTTACTAACCGGTCTACTTTCTTGGTGATGTATCCACGGTTTTGTGGTTCTTGATCAAAGAACTTCTCTGGATTGTTGAGTTCTAGCCCTCGGATCTGTTCAGCAACTGTGCTGTATCTAAGTTGCTTGTCTTCCGTACTTACCCGACCACCATCATTTGCAAGATCAATGACTCGACGAATGGCTTCAGGTTCCCCGTAGGCTGACGCTAAGATTTCTATGGAGTCGTACATGACCCGTGTTTGATTATCTGTGTTCTTAGCTAGGAGGGTTGGGTTAGCCGCTTTCAGCATCTTGTACCGGTTCAACCCTTTCTGGAATGAAGGAGGCAATGCCGCCATAAATTCGTCATCGTTAACCGGTAATTCTTGAACAGCGATGTTTGAGACCGTAAGTAGGCCTCCCTGCATCTCAGCTTCCCATTTCGGGTTCTTTACACCTACCGACTCCCAACGTAAGAAAGAACGTTGAAGAGCTTCTTGTGGGTCGAGTTCACCTTGGGCGACTAATGCTTGATCTGCGTTGTCACGTTGCTCTGCGGCCTTAACCACTACGTCACGTTTCTGCGAGAAGGTAAGAGTGTTTAGGTTGCCTTCTGCATCGGTCCAGCCTGTAAAGGCAGCATCACCGAGGATGTCGAGACCACCGTTCTCAACCACACTGTCGAGCATGGTTTCACCAAACTCAGTTTCGCGTTGTTCATTTACTTGCTCAATAGCCGCCGCTTGCGCTTTCTCGGCAAGACGGGCTTGTTCTGTTTGCCTACGCTTCAACACACCTTCAATCTGAGAGACAACCTGTTGACGCTTTGGGTCACCTACGCTGTCTTGCTTGAGTGCTTTGAGGGCTGTGTAGAAAC